TCCAGTTGATTTTTTAGTCGACTAAGAGTATACTCTAACATATGTCTGAAATTGAATTAGCTGATCATTTTGATCGCATGAATAAAGTAGTTGAAGAACTGCTAAAAGGTAATAACCCAACCCAAATTTCTACCCTTACAGGCTTTAAGAGGGCCGAAGTTGTTGAGTTGATAGGTGAGTGGAAGAATGTCGTACACAACGACACAGCGGCCCGTGAGAGGGCTAAAGAGGCTGTCTCTGGAGCAGATCAACACTACGCAATGTTAATTAAAGAAGCCTGGAAAACAGTAGAAGATGCTGATCAGGCTGGACAGCTTAGCGTTAAATCAGGGGCATTAAAATTAATTGCAGATATTGAAGGCAAGCGAATTGGTATGCTGCAAGAAGTTGGCCTATTAGATAATGCTGAATTAGCAAATCAAATTGCAGAAACAGAACGCAAGCAAGACATTCTTGTAAAAATATTAAAAGAGGTTACTGCTTCTTGCCCCAAGTGTAAGATGGATGTAGCAAAGAGACTTTCTCAAATTACTGGTATTGTTGAACCAGTTGTACTAAATGAAGAAGAGGCTAATGTTCTGTGAGCATGTTTACAAAGAAATGGATACTAAGCTGTGTCCAAAATGTGGCCTGCCTACACACAGCATTGATTGGAAAGAAGTAGCAAAGCTTCATAAAGAATGGATTGATAGCGGTAAATCTACACCGCAGGGTTGGTGGTCAATATAATGGATTTAGATTTTAATGATTTAATTGACATGCTGGACGGCGAAGAGTTTGATGAGCGCCCAGTTGATCTTCGTACATTCGTAACAAGCCCTGATTACCTTGGGCTTCCGCCTCTTTCTGAATATCAATATATATTAATTGAAAAGTCTTCTCAGGTCTATAAAGAGTCCACGCTCATTAAGTTATTTGGTGAAGAAGAAGGCAAGAGAATGTTTAAGCAAACAGCAAATGAAGTTGTTGCTCAATTGGGTAAAGGTTCTGGAAAAGACTACTGTTCTACAATATCAGTAGCCTATATAGTATATTTACTGTTATGCCTTAAGGATCCAGCATCGTATTATGGAAAGCCACCTGGAGACTCTATTGATATTATCAATATTGCTATTAACGCACAGCAAGCTAATAACGTATTCTTTAAAGGATTTAGAACACGCATAGATAAGTGTCAGTGGTTTGTTGGAAAATATACAGAAAAAGCTTCTGAAATTAAATTTAACAAAAATATTACAGTTCACTCAGGACACTCAGAGCGTGAAGCTTGGGAAGGGTATAACGTTATTGTTGTTATTCTAGACGAAATTTCTGGTTTTAGCGTAGAAAATACAACTGGTCATGAACAGGCAAAGACAGGAAGTCTTATCTATGAGATGTATCGTGCATCAGTTGATTCACGTTTTCCAGACTATGGCAAAGTAATTCTTCTTTCTTTCCCTAGATATAAAAATGATTATATTCAACAAAGATATGACGACGTAGTTGCAGAAAAAGAAGTTATTACTAGAACACATCACTTTAAACTAGATGATAACCTTCCAGATGGAACAGAAGGCAATGAATTTGATATTGAATGGGAAGAAGATCATATACTTTCATACAAGTATCCAAGAATGTACGCACTAAGAAGGCCTACATGGGAAATAAATCCAACAAGAAGTATAGATGATTTTAAAGTAGCATTTTATAAAAATGCTCCAGATGCTTTAGGGAGATTTGCATGTATGCCTTCTGAAGCAATTGATGCCTTTTTTAAATCAAGGGAGAAGATTGAAAAAGCTTTTAGCAATATGGCTTTAGCCGTAGATAATTTTGGAAGATTTGAAGATTGGTTTGCACCAGATCCAGATAAAGAATACTTCCTTCACGTAGACCTTGCACAAAAACATGACCATTGTGCAGTTGCTATGGCACATGTTCAAAAGTGGGTTAACGTAAAGGTAACTGATACATACTCTCAGCCAGCACCAATTGTAGAGATAGATGCGGTAAGATACTGGACGCCTACGCCAGACAAGTCTGTAGATTTTACTGAAGTTAAAGATTATATTTTGTCTCTTAGGACTAAAGGATTTAAAATAAGAGTTTGTACTTTTGATAGATGGAACTCTCATGATATGATGCAACAATTAAAACAATACGGAATTAACACAGAAACTTTATCTGTAGCCAAAAAACATTATGACGATATGGCTATGGTAGTAGCAGAAGATAGACTTAGTGGACCAGCAATTAAACTTCTGGTAGACGAACTGCTTCAATTAAAAATTATGCGAGATAGAGTTGAAACGAAACAATAGATATACACACTTATGATTCTTTAAAGTGGGATAGAGAAGAAGAAGATACAATATCTACAAACATGATAAGGCCTCCAAGGATGCCACAAAACTTATCAGATGTACTAGACGGAATGGAAATAGTATGAGCATATATCAAGAAAAAGCTAAAGAATGTAAGTGCTGTGGAAAGCATGTTCCGCTTCCTACAACACTTAAAGAATATGGTGGCGTAATGCTATGTCCCACAAGCTTTGCAAATGTAATAGAGTATAAAAGATTATGGAAATCTTTGGGTTCTAGGCCAGCTGGAAATATTAGAAAACATTTTTCTGAATATGTGCAGCAAATAGTAGAGACAACCATTGACAAAAATGAAGACGGCACGTTACAATAGACACTTGGCAACAGTAGCCAAGTTGGTTAAGGCCCCGAACTCATAATTCGGTTATTCGTAGGTTCAAGTCCTACCTGTTGCACAAAGGAGAATCATGCAAGAACCAGATGAAAGCGACGAGAAGCTAGCCTATTATTTAGAGATAGGAGCAGTCAGTCTTGAAGGTATGGATGAAAACGGAGAGATGATATACAGCATAACCGAACTTGCAAAAGATATTGCTCCAGAATTATGGCAGTCTCATATACAATACGTAGATAGATCCCTTATGGAATTATACGAGCAGGGATTGGTTGAAGTAGAGTATGATGAAAATCTAGAGGCCACGCTTCACCTTACTGAAGAAGGTAAAAGAATAGCAAAGCAAAAGGGTCTTGTGGAGATGGACATTAATAGGGATATTCCAAACGACTAATTGCAGGGTAATTAATTTTTTGATATAATATATTTAGGTCGCCGTAAGGGGCCTATACAAATTAACTTATTCGCTTGAAGGAGGAATAAAATGGTAACAACACATTTCGCATGGGACCTTTTTAAGGACCCATTTTTTATTGGATTCGATAGAGCTTTAGATACATGGAACCACGTTCAAACAGTATCAAGTGCAACTAACTATCCACCATATAACGTAATCAAGGTAGACGAAGACAACTTTGTTGTCGAATTAGCAGTCGCTGGATTTGGTAAAACAGATATTGATGTATCAACAGCAGACGGCAAGCTTACTGTAAAGGGAGAACTAAGCACAGAGGATAACGATTCGAAGTTTATCCACCGTGGAATTGCTGCCCGTAAATTTACTCGTGAGTGGGCCCTTGGTGAATATATGGAAGTAAAGGCAGCGGAACTAAAGGACGGAATGCTTAAGATTGATATTGTACGCATTCTACCAGAAGAGAAGAAGCCAAAGACTATTAAGGTAAAATAAATAGTATAATATAAATCTGCACCCCGTCACTGGGGAGTCGCAGGTTATTCGGGTCGCTACCCGAAGGATGGACCTGAGCACGTCCCGAAACTGCTCTTTAAATTTTAAGGAGAATTATGTTTGAGTACAGAGTTAAGCAAGTAACAAAGATAGTGGACGGAGATACTATTGATGTTGACATTGATCTTGGATTCAGCATTTCATATTCTCAAAGACTTAGACTGGCAGGAATTGATACGCCAGAATCAAGAACAACAGATAAGCTTGAAAAGACATTAGGACTAGAGTCAAAAGAATATCTTAAGTCTAAATTTAAAGATGCCAAGGACATTGTTGTAAAAACAGAAAAACCAGACAGTTCTGAAAAGTATGGTCGTATTCTAGGCTGGGTATACCTTGACGGAAACACTAAGTCTGTTAATGAACAAATGATTGAAGATGGTTATGCGTGGGGATACATGGGAGAGACTAAGGTCAAAGATTTTGTTGCCTTAGCTGAAAAGAGAAAAAAGAGCGGTAAATAATGCCTATCTACGAATACAAGTGTGAGTGTTCTCCAGAAGATATTGTTTCAAAAGAAAGATCAATCACTGATGTTGAACCAAGTTACCTGTGTGTTTTGTGTGGGAAAAAGATGCACAGACATTACGGATCTTTTGGTATACAGTTTAAGGGTAACGGATTTTATAAAACAGATAATGTTAAGTAATTTAAACTAACATTCTGCTATAATATCTAAGTAAGCAAAATTATTGCATTACTTAGGAGATCCTAATTGACTAGAAAGTTTAAGTACTTTTTAACCAGCCTTTTTGTAATCGGCTGGCTTTTCCTTTTTAGCCCTAATTTTGCAAATGCTAATGAGCCCCCTGCTCCTGCAGAACAAGTTGTAGTAAGCCCTGCACAACAAGCAGTAAACACAGCAATTGCAACAGCAACAACAGAAGTAGCACAGGCAGCGCAAGCATCAAATACAGCAACAGTAGCAATAACAACAGCGGTCCAAGCAGTAACAGCATCTAATACAGCCGTAGCTGTAGCAAACACTGCTGTGACTGCGGCAACTACTGCGGTAGCGGAAGTTTCAAATGTATCCCCAGTTGTAGAAACTGCAGCGACAGTTGTTCAAGCAATTACTTCAACAGTAGCATCAGTTACACAAGCCGTAGCCGCAATACCAGTAACAGCCACAACTCAAACACCAGAGGTTGCTACAGCACAGGAAGTTGTTACAGCAGCAGCCACGGTTGTTGAATCTGCAACTACATCATTAACACAAGCAGTTGCTACGGCAGCAACTCCAGTGGGATCACCTGTTCCATCTGTTACTGTAGAGCAAGTTTCTACAGCAATTGCAACAGAGGTTGCTCAATCAGAAACAGCAACAGTTTTAGTTCAATCAGCACAGACAGCAATAGATACGGCTACTGCAACAGTTGCTACAGCAACTACGGCAGTAACAGCAGTAGCACCTGCACGAACAGAGGCTCAAACACAATTAACTCAAGCAAACGTAGCAATTAATAACGCCCAAGATGCAGTAAATGCACTTGCAGCAACCATTGGCACCACAACAAATGTTTTATCTGGTGTAGATGATGCTGGTGTCCGTATGAATCTCCCATTTAATTTACAAATGGGCGGGGTCACATACAACAATGTTTTTGTAGGCTCTAACGCAACAATCACATTTGGAGTAAATGAAGGTGCTAATTATTACGAAACACCAAATGCTCCCTCTATTTCTATAGCAGGATACGACTGGACTACTTGGAGTAATGGATCTGGAATTACATATTCAACAACCACAAACACTCTCAGCGTAGCTTGGGATTTAAGAGTTTATCCTTTGCAAACAGCCGAGACACAAATGACCCAGGTTAGATTTAACGCAGATGTAAACCCATCAAATGGAGCATGGCAAGCCGATGTAAGTGTTACTGGCCCTATCCCAAATGGAGCTAGATTTAACGTAAGAGAAACAACAGGCGGCGCCGTGACAGCTATTAATAATACAAGCACTACTACAGGATTTACTGGAACAATAAGTCAAGGCGCTGCGTTTACGCCTACACCTGATCCAGACAATGCAACGGTATTAGCAGCAATCGATACAGCAAATGCACAAATTGCTACATTAAACTCAGCAGTTACAGCTATTGTTGCAACAAATACAGCAAATACAAATACAGTTATTGCGCCAATTGCAACTGTTTCACAAAATACAATTACATCATTAAGCAATGCAAGCACAGACTTAACAAATAAAATAACAGCAATTGCAAATGTTTCAGTGGCTGTAGAAAAGGTAACCACTGCACCTACAATAGTAGCAGCCGCACAAACAATAATTGATGCAGTTCCTGCACCTGCTCCTGCGCCAGCCCCTACTCCACCTGCACCAGTTGAACCACCTGCACCAGTTGAGCCACCCGCACCAGTTGAACCACCTGCAGAAGAACCACCTGCAGAAGAACCACCTGCAGAGGAACCACCTGTAGAAGAACCACCTGCAGAGGAACCAGAGGCGGGATCAGAAGAAGCAGTAGAAGAATCTGTTGATGATGCATTGTCTGATGGTAAAATAGATGAATCAGAAGCAGAAGATATTTTAAATGAATTAGCAAGTGATGGTGAAGTAACTGCAGAAGAAGTTCAGAACCTTGCAGATACTTTATCTGAAGATGGAAAATTAACTAATGCAGAAAAAGAATTAGTTGCAGATGCCCTTGTAGAATCTATTGCTCCTGGAGAATCTTTAACTAAAGAACAAATACAAGAGGCTGGAATTGAATATAAAGATTTGCCACCTGCGACACCTGTTGAGGTTCGTCAAGATGAAAATGGTAACGAAGTTGTTATCACCGCAGAGGTAGCATCATCTTTAGTATTACTTGAAAATCCAGCAGAGTTATTATCAACAGCATTTTCAGATCCTGGGGCAGCTATTCAAGCACTAGGAAATATTGGCGCAGATATGTCAGATGAAGAAAGAGAAGAGGCAACGGATATGGTTGTAGCAACAGTAGTAGCAGCAGGTGCGGCAATTAACGCCGCAGCAGTTGCCACAGGAGGAGTCACTGGAGGTGGCACAGGAGGCGGAGGAAGTTCTGGTGGGGGTGGCGCTTCAGGTGCCAATTCACCAGGTTCACGAGGAGGTAGAAAATGGTAAGAATACTTAAAAATATAATGAAGGATCTAATAGATCAGGCCTGGACCCTTCTTGGTATGTTTATTGCTTGGGTAGTTTTGGACGGAAGTGCAAAAACTATAGTAGGCTATGGAATTATAGCTACAACAGCCCTATGGATAATTACAAGCCCTGCTAGAAACAAGGATTCCGAATAGGGTATAATAGGGTTATGAGGAAATTAATCACTATTGCCCTATCTGGGCTATTAATGCTATCATTAACTGGATGCGATTCTTTAAATAGATACCGCTATCCATGTCAAGATCCTAAAAATTGGGAAATTGCAGAATGTAATCCTCCAGAATGTGAAGCTTCACAGACTTGTACAAAAGATGTAATAACAATTACACCTACCACACCAGAACAGGAAATAACAAATGGCTAAAGAAAGATTAACAGCTGCAGATTTAGATGCACGTTTAAAGTTTATTCTAGGAATAACTCTTGGAAGTATCCTTTTCCTAACAGCACTAGGAATTATTTATGGATTGTTGTTTGTGACACAGCCTATTGGAGCACAGTCAGAGAATGATAAAATGTTTTTTAATGTGCTAGGAAGTATTGCAACATTTATCACAGGAACACTTGCGGGAATTCTTATTGGTAACTCTGGGGCTAAGGATATTATGGCGGCTCAAATACAAAATAAAGAAGTAGATGCAAAAAATACACAGGCGGATAAAAAATTAGAAGCAGAAATTGATGCAACGGCAGCACGTTTAGCAGCTAAGCCAGATGGAGCAATGCCAGAAGCACAACCAGTAGATACAGATTGGGATAAAGAATAATGGCAGAGCAGGGTACAGCAGCACGTTTAATTGAAGTTGCTACAGCAGAGGTAGGAACCATTGAAGGTCCTAAAGATAACGAAACTAAGTATGGTGCTTACACAAAGGCTAACTTTCAACCATGGTGTGGTTCTTTTGTAAACTGGTGCGCTAATGAAGCTGGTGTAAAGGTTCCTAATACAGTTTACACTCCAGGTGGTGCACAAGCGTTTAAGAAGGCAGGATCTTGGATTGATGGAGATTTAGCTGATCCAGAACCAGGAGATATTGCCTATTTTGATTTCCCCTCAGATGGCGTCGATAGAATTTCTCACGTAGGAATTGTTATTAAAGATAACGAAGACGGAACTGTTTGGTGTATAGAAGGAAATACTAGCCCAGATAAAAAAGGAAGCCAACGAAATGGCGGACAGGTTTCAAAGAAACTTCGTGCATTTAAAAAGAATAAACAGGGAGAAATGATTTCAATTGTAGGATTTGGAAGACCTAAGTTTGGTAATGCTGGTCCATCAAAAGCAGCACCTTCTAAATCTAAATCAGAAAAATGCCCTACCTGCGGTAAATAATTAAATAAATGAACACATACAGAGTTAAACTAGAAGTAGAAGCAGAAGTAGAAGCTTTTGATGAAGGTGATGCCCTAGATTATGCCAATGATATTTTTGGCACAGATGACGAAATTAAAAACGTTAAAGTCGTTAGCGTGAAGGAGAAATAATATGGCAAAAGAAGGATACAAGCCTACGGCTGGAATGCAATCAGCAGCACGTCGTGCTATTAAATTAAAAGAACAAGGAAAAGCCAAGGGTGCAGGAACCATGGTTGGCTGGACTCGTGCAGGGCAATTAGCTCGTGGAGAAACATTAAGTCTTTCTACAGTTAAGCGTATGTATTCTTTTTTCTCACGCCATGAAGTAGATAAAAAAGGTAAAGACTGGGATAATGCAGCAAACCCTTCTAACGGTAAGATTATGTGGTTAGCATGGGGCGGCGACGCAGGCTTCTCTTGGTCTCGTAAAATAGTAGAGAGAGAGAAGAATATGAAGAAGTCACTTACAACAAATGAATTAGTAGAAGAAATTAAGGATATCCTAGACGATGTGGTTAATCCAGTAGATACAGTAGTAGAAATTCCAGATGATGAAGAAATTACAAAAGCTTTGCGTCCTGAAATTACAAAAGAGCAGCTTGGTATGGTTATAGAACATCTTATGGAAGCAATTGAGGGAATGATCGAGGTTCCAGAAGAGGAATCAGAAACAGAGACAGAAGACTCAGAAGTTGAAGATATGGCAGTTGCAAAAGCCTATGAAAATTGTGGATGCGAAACATGCAAAGCAGAAGATGTAACATGTGATAAATGCTCTAAGTGCTCAGAAGAAATGAGCAAATCTTATGAATCAGACAATGAAGAAGAAGATAAATGGGATAACATGGAAAAAGCCTGCTGGTCAGGATATACCCAAAGAGGTATGAAAGAGAAAAATGGCAGAATGGTTCCAAATTGTGTGCCAGTTGAAAAGGCTTACGATACAGAAGAACAAGAAGAGCCTAAAGTTAAAAAGTCCATATGGGGTGGAACTTTTCTTAAATAAGTATTGACATAGCCGCAGATTTTACTGTATAATATATATCAGTGGGATGCTGCGGTTTATGTTAGAGAGAACTCCTGGGGAACAGCAGAGCGAATTGCAGTTGCCAACAATGGAATATGGAAGTTGCCCACAAAGTATGTCAAGCATTTTAAATAATTTAGGCATAGATAAAGACGACTTAGATTGGTTCCACCTTGCAATATGCAGAGGCATGGATACAAATTTATTTTATGAAAAGTATGAAGCAGATTCCAATATTGCAAAAAATATTGATGAGATGTGTTTAAGTTGCCCAGTAATGCAAATGTGTTATGAGTCTGGGGTAGACAACAACGAGTACGGTGTTTGGGGCGGAGTTTATTTAAGCTCTGGATCTATAGATAAATCTAAAAATCTACACAAAGAGCCTGAGACTTGGAAGAGACTAAAGAAGAAAAATGTTTATTAATAAAGATAAAGATCATTTTAAGTATGGAATTAATCAATGGACTGGTGAGCCAAACAAGCCAGTTTTCTATACCGAAGAAATGAAAAAGGCAGTACATCAAGTCAAGAAGCCTTCTATGCTTCTAATGGATATAGTAATGTATCCAGACTTCTTAGCATTAAGACTATATGAAGATAATTTTTTACAGTTTGAGGGAACCAAAAAAGAAATGGTTATTGATTATGTAACAAAGGTCAAGCGACTGCTTGAATCATATGGAGTAAGATGCGAGCTGGAGGGCAAGCCTAGTGAAAGAGTACTATGATGTTACACACATTGTCTATATCCATGGAGAAGATTCTCATGGTACAGTCGAAAAGCTTGGTGCATACGCATCAGTTGTTAAATATACAAAAGATGGGGTAGAGTACAGCGAACTTATGGAAAATGATGAATTTACTATAGTAGATGAAATAGTATTTAAGCATATTGAGGAATCAAATTAATGGAAAAAATTTTATGTTACAGTTGCAATAAGTCTAAGAATAAATTAGACGCAAAGAAGTCTTCGCTACTTCCAATTAATCTGCTTATTTGTGAAAGCTGCATATCTGCTAAATTAGAACCACGCTGGGTAGTAATTTTGGCAGGAAGATCTCAGGGTCCAGATTATGTCAAGGAATTTATTATTAAAAGACGATATATTGGTAATGAAATTACTGCATCGGAACTCTTAGTTTAGGTTTAAATCAAGGTATAATTAGTTATATAATGAACATGGATTATACCTCTATCGTAATAGCTATTTCTGCAGCAGTTTTATCTGGCATGGGAACGGCTATTATTGCTGGATTAAAAGAAAATAAAAGAGAAAAAGTTCGTCAATATGAGCGTGAGCAGGATCACCTTAAATTAGAGGTTAAAGATCTAAAAATTGAATTATATAAAATTGAGCGTGAATTGACTGAATGGAAAGACAAGTACTACAACGCTATTCAGGAGCTTATTGGGGTCAAGGCTGAGCTTGAGGAAACCCTGCTTAAGCTTACATTTATAGATCATCAGATTGAAGATTTGCAAGGACTGGACAGAGAATTTTAAATTTAGTATACTAGGCATATGACCTGTATAGTAGCCCTTATCAACGAGAACAAGGTTTTCCTAGGTGGAGACGCAGCCGCCTCAGATGACAAATCTGGTTTGATATTTCAACGTACTGATCCAAAAGTTTTTAAGGTAGGTCAGTTTGGTATAGGTTTTGTAGATTCATTTAGAATGGGTCAGATCTTACAATATTCTTGGACGCCACCAATTTATAAGCCTACAGTAGGATATAGAAATCTAGATAAGTTTTTGCGTACTAGATTTGTTGAATCAGTAAAAGAAGCTTTTAAAGAAAATGGATACGGTAATCAAAACCCTGGAACTGAGGATGGCGATGAAGGCGGAATTTTTATAATTACAGTTCAAGGTGCTGGAAGAATATTTACAATGGACTCCGATTTTCATATTGGAGAAGCAGATGTTCAATACATGGCAGAAGGAGCAGGACAGGAGCTTGCCCTTGGATCCTTATACTCTACAGCACAGATTAAAACACCTCGCAAGCGTGTTAGAATGGCTCTAGAAGCGGCTACAAAGTTTAATATGTCGGTCAGACCTCCCTTTACAATTATAGAAGTCTAGAGTATAATAGAATTATGAAATGGGTTAATCGTTTAGCAGCAACCCTAGTAGGCCTAATAGGTATTGGGGTTATAAGAGAGTTTTTTAGCAGGTACGATGTGCTTGTGTTTAATAAAAATGATGTAGAAGAAGCTAGACAAGAGAGCAACTGGAACCCAGTAGATCTTAGAGGAACCCCCACACATGCTTGTATATGTGGATCAACTCATTTTTATGTAAGAACAGTCTTTGAGAATTATGAAATAGCAACGTATTTCTTAGACATGCAATGTACCGAGTGTGGAGCTTTACTAACAGCCCCTACTCCTGTAGACAGAGAGACAACAGAGTGAGAAAATCAGAAAGAATTAGACTTCTTGAAATGGAAATGCTCAGGATGCAATTTCAAATTGAGTATTTAAATACAGCAGTTAGACTTTTATTGGATAACAATAAGGTTGCGGGTCCAGAAATGGACGCTGGAAAATGGTATAAAGCTAAACTAGATAAAGATAAGTAAGCTATTGACAGGATTGCCTGTATTTAGTATTATTAGCATATGAACAAAAAAATAACAG